GAGGTCCGCCTGGACGCCGGTAGTCACCGTAATGACAACATTCTTGCTGTTTCCGACCAACGTGGTGATCTTGAAGCCAACCTTCTGACCCGTCTCTACGCCGTCAGCGAGAGTGAAGGTAGCGTGGTCGTCGTTGATCGTACCGCCGTTGATCAGGTTCATACCGCGTTGAGACAACACGATGGCGCCGCCTGCGGCTGCCGGGGTGATGTTGAACACACCAGCATTGCCGTCGCATTCGCCAACCCCTTCGTCCAGCAACACGTCTGCGAGGCCGGCTTCGGTGAGCGTCTGCAACACAGTACCTGCGCCGCGGCCGCCGCTCAGGCCGCCCTTGTAGAACTTGCCGCTGGCGTAGTCGACCGACACACGGTCGAGAAGCGTCACGGCCTCGCCGATGTAGCACGGAGCTACGGCGCCGCCGCGACCAGGCTCCCAGATCTTGGTCGTCTGCGACTGAGTGAGCGTCTGCGAATGCACACCGGCGAAGAACCGGTTAATCGTAACCGACGGGGCCTCGACGCGCTTGTGGCGCTCAGGATCGACGTTCGCGGCTGTGCCATAGTCCATGTTGTACATGCAGGCATAGCCTTCCGTTGCCGAACTTGCTTCGCTGAGAACGCGACGCGGGCTCCGACGGTACTGGTCTTGGTAGTTTGCTTCCATTGGCATGGGAACAATTCCTCAATTTGAGTTTGCGTTCTGGTGGCTGAGCTAACCACCCATTTGTTGATCGCCTGAAGTTAGACGCGGTTGATCCACGCCTGACGACGACGGTCGGTGCACATGATGTTCCACGTCAGGTCGGTGAAGACCGCGCGAACATTGTGCTTTCCGGAGACTGGATCAGGGCCAGTCTCACGGAAGTTGTTTTTGCTGTGAACCATGACCTTCAGATGCTTCGTATCGAGCATGAAGATCGGGTACGAGGTGCTCGACCACTCGATGTCGATTTGCGGTACGTACTGGAACGGGAGACGCTTGAACGTCACCGTACCGTCGTATGCCGCGAGGTCGCGACCGATGCTGTCGTTCTGAGCGCGCGCCATGGTGATCAGGCCTTCGACCACCTCTTCGCCGCAGAACAGCTTGTACCGCGAACCTTGGGCTCCGTCATTGCTGAGGGTCTTGACCGGGCTTATGAACCTGCAGGCGCGGTACGCACGACGAAGCTCGGCGGCGAGGTCGGTGTCCGTGAACGCGTCGTAGACAGCGTTGTAGTGCTTCCACTTAGTGTACGTGTTCGAAGACAGACCGCCAGGACCGGAAGAAAACCCGGTGATATCACCGCCGTTGAAACCGCGGCTGGACGTCGCCGGCTTCAGCCAGTACTTGATACCCCACGGGGTAATGACGTCTGAGCTGCTGCTTGGCGCCTTCCAGAACGACTGCTCCAACTTCTCTGCAAGCCCGAGCATCATGTCGACGCGACGGGTACCGATCAGATCGACGATCTGTTCGGGGCCTTCGTTCATCGCCCTCTCGGTGACGTCGTAGATGAAGTTGTTGGTCGTGTGCCGCATCGGCACGACGACGTTCTGGAGGTTGTCCTGCACGCTGAGATCGTCATCGGCGTAGAGCCCGACGTGTTCCGCGGTGCGGGACTGGTCGACCATCAGCTTGTGCGTCATGTTCTCGGTCGAGTTGAACTTGATCGCATCCTTGCGGAGCAATTGGTTCATCACGACGTACTGCGGAAGATCCTGGGCGATCATTCCGAAATTCGGATCCGGCAACGACTCAAGCGTCGATTTGACCAGATCATCAATCGCTTCTGCTGCGATAGACATGTTTGACTTGCCTTATGTTAGCGCGTCCGTTCGGTTTAGCTGAAGTTTTTCTTCCACCAGCTTTTTGCGACAGCTATGGCCTTTTCCCTGCCTTTCGGCATGTCCTCAATCTTCTGAGGAACGCGGCTGCTTGGCCGTGCTGTGACGCGATTTTGCCGGTGTTGAGAAGCCTTCTGCTTCACCTTGCTGACTGCGCGTTTTTCGATTTGATCAGGGAACGTGAGCGTCAGCGCTCCTTGCAGGAGACGATTGCGGTCCCATTCGGGATGCGCCCTCGCGAGGTTGTCCATCTCAATGACAACCTTCTGACGGTTGATCACCTTGGGGTCGTTGTCGGGGAGCTGGCCGATCTGTTCGCTGCCAAGCAGGTCGCCCCACTCGTCCGCGCGTTGGCTCAGCTCGTCGTCGAACCACTTGGTGAACTCGACACGCGCCTGTTGTTCCGCGGCTTGGCGGTCCTGCTGTAACGTGCCTTTCAGCTCGATCAGCTCTTTCTCGCTGGCTGCCGCTTTCTCGTGCATCGCCTTGCCGAGCATGTTGAACTGTTCCTGCATCTTCTTGAGAACACTGGCAGATTCGTCGTCGAAGTCTTCCGGGATCTCAAGCTCGAATGGCTTGAACTCTTCAACTTTCGGCTCTTCAGCCGCTGCACTATCACCGCCCTGCCTTGGGGCAGAGCGTTCCATCAGGATCACAGCCTGAGTCAACGCCTCCGGCGTCGCGAACGCCTTCAGATCGTCTGCTGTGAGCCCTGCCTTACCTGCCCTCATGATCAGACCGGGGTCGATCACTGCGGGTGCAGGAGCCGGCATATTGCTGCTGCCGGGATCATTGTCATCGGCTGCTGCTTTATTGACGCCGGGATCATTGTCATCGGCGTCGGTGTTTTCGTCTTCGCTCTCTTCCTGGCCGTCGCCGTCCGCGTTCGGTTTCGGCGGCTTCTCGATTACGTCGCTGTAATCGAACAACCCCGGATTCGCGTTCTCAGGGCTGTTGACCTGCGACTCGTCGACATGGAACTTGTCGGGCGACGGCTCTTCCGGGCCGTTGCCGTCCTTCGTCGGCTCTGTCGCCTGTTCTGTGGAATCGGGTTCTTCAACGACTGCCGGGGTTTCGGCGCTGTCGTTTCCCGACCAGTCATACAGGTTATCGTTTGCCATGTTTCGGGGCGTCCTTTTTTAGCAGTAGGAATCGAGGTCGACAAGACCGTGATGCCTCAGGTGTCTGCGTTGATGTTCCATTGATGTGTAGATCGCATCGCCGGTCTTCGGGTCGTACTTGGTAGGCACGCCGTGCTCACGGTCGTACTTCTCGGCTTCCGCGACCTGTGTGACCGCCACGCCTGCCGCGCACGAGCGCTTCGGCCAAACGGACGGTTGATGTCCACCGACAGGGGTGAACACCCGTTTTGCCACCGAGCCGTCGTCCAGCTCGATGAAAAGCTTGTGGTCCTGCCCTTCAAACTGACGCGCCTCAAGCTCCGCGATTGTCATCGTCAGAACGATCTCTTCGCCGTCGGGCTTCCGATATACGTATTTAGGCATCGTTGCGGCCGTTCCTCGCTTTGCAGTGGTCAGTCATTTTGGTGATGGCTTCCGTGTTGTTCTTGATCGTCTTGCTCATTTCTGTTCGCACCCATTGTTCGAGTGAAAACAACCTGTTTGCGATCACAAAGACCAGCACGATAGCAACCCCTCCGAGGGGGCTGTCTACCATCGCAAGCAGTTTTTCGATTACCATGTCCATGGTCCATCCTCTCATATTCGCATAAGCGACGCATTCTGTTTAGGCTGATCGTTCTGACCGAGCAGAGCCTGTGCCATTAAATTGTCACGGTTCTGCTGCGTCCCGCCAGTCGGAACGTTTCGCCGAATGTATTCACGACTCGTCACGTTGGACGTTGACGAGGGTTGCGGGTTAATGGGTTCTTGTTGGTTGTTCGCCTGCGCGTCCTGGAACTGAATCATGTTCTTCAGCTCGGGCGCATCGGCGTACCGCGAAAGAATGTCAAGATACTCCGCCATGTTAAGCGTCCCGCCTTGCTGTTGTAGGAACTGCATGGCCGGGAGGATTGCTTGCTGTAGCAGCGTGGTCAGCATCTGAAGCCGTTCCGGCGGGGTCATGTGCGTTGTCGAGTACGGATCGATCTGAATGTTGTAGTCGAGGAAGTCGCCTTCTTTCGCTTCCTCGTTGAACCGGACGGGGATCTCAAGCCCGACGTTCGACGTCCGCTTTACAAGCGGCAGGTCGATCATCGGATCGTACCACAGCTCGTTCGCAATCGCCCGGCCGACGCTCTGTGCGAATGACTCGTACCGCTGTCGGAGGATCTCCATGCGCTTGGAGGCGGAGGCGCCGAGAAGCTGGTCCTGGCCAAGCGTCTGCGACTGCGCGTTCAGCCCGCCAAGCAGGTCGAGGTTCCCGGCCATGTAGCTGTTCCAGTCGCGGAGCTGCAAAAGCATCGCCTGCGTCTGCGCATTTGCTCCGCCGAAATTGAGCTGGGCTATCTGAGACGGATCGGTGACCCCGATCATATCGCCGTCGTTGGCGTCCTTGACACGCTGTGCGTCCTCGGCGCCTGTCGGGCTGTATGCGGTGACGTCCTTCTGCCGACGCGATTGGTTTGCCAGTTTGATCATCAGGTCGTTGGCGAGTTCCGACAGGTCGCGGATCGCGCTGACCGGCGGAACCGGCATCACGTTGTTCGGCAATGGCGCGAACGTAAGCAAGTGATACGGCCCAACCTCAACGCCGCCCCATTCCACGGTCCTCAGATTCACTGCGGAATCGTTGGCGGGAATGGTGACGACGAGCCCATCAGCCGGGAGCCAAACATCCCTGAGTTCAACAGATCTGCGATAGCATTGCGACAGGTTGTCATGCCCGCCGATACGCTTGATTGCGTGCTGTTCGACGTCGAAGTCGTCGTAGAAGGAAACCTTCTCGGTTTTCTTGTAGAGCCCGCTCCCCTTAAACAGTTCGTAGTCCATCCGGTACTTGTTCGACGCGAACGAACACTCAGCATACCGCCGCGCGGTCGTGTCATGTACCCAGTCATCCAGGCTGACGCACTTCGCATACGGCTGAGTCGCATCGATCAATGTGCCGTCATCGATTGCGGCAGTGCCGACCTTCATAATCCCGATTGAGAACATCGCGTTCATCACGCATTCCTGGAACTCATCGCGAAGATTGAGTTCGTTGGCGACATGGTTGAGTGCAAGGTCGAGCATGGACGCCTGCCGTTTGATCCCGGCAACTAACGGTCTGGTAAGGAACTTCGGACAGACCGGGGCAATGCTCTGCACATAGATGTCGACCGCCAACTGTAGGAGGTTCAACGGCGTCTGTTTCATCCCGCGTGTGTCATTATCACCGTAGTACTTGCCGACATACATCTGCATCGTATCAAACGCATGCTTGCGGAACGGCTTAAGCTGATCCGCAGAGCGGTCAATTGCCGCGCTTAAGTCCTGCAAGCCCTTGTTTGAGAGCGGGTTATACGCCATTGTCAACTCCAGACTCTAAATTCAGTTCGTCTTTCTGATTGTTCGCGCCGCATGATCCGCGCTTGCATGCTGTGCCGCGGTACCGGCCTCGCCTTAATC